CAAATTCTAAAGCTCCGCTGTTGTTAAGTTCGTTTGTAGTATTTACTGAAGAATATCCTATATCTTCCGAAAACGGCGGTAAAATATGTAATAAATTCAAATTAAAGTCGTAGAATAAAATATCATTATTCATTTCATCACCGCCATCAGATAATTATTTGAGTATTCAACTGTTACGGACATTGTTTCACTTACATTCTTACTGATACATTTTATTTCATTTTTTCCTACAGCAAGAATGAACGCACTCAAATTTGTATCATTGGAAATATAATTTGTTATATTCCCTCTAATGTTAGAAATAAGCTTTCTATGTGGTAAATCCACAATAATTTCCTCTCCTGCAGATGTCTGATAGTTAATTACAATCCTTGCACCTGTAGTCAGATTTGATACCTCAACACCATAGCCGCTGCTTGATGATGCATCTGATGCCTTGTGTAGTATTCTGATTATTGGGTATATATCAATATCACCATCATTTGTTATGGTTGCTGTTGTAGTTCTTGTTGTCGCAACTGCCGGTAATTGTATGTACCATTCTCCGTTTTCATATACATTAGGAAATTGATTACCTACACTAAATACAGCAATTTGGGTATCATAAAAATCTTTAAAATACGGATTATCACATACAAATTGTAAAACAGCTCTGTAATGTTTGCGGAATATAATCGTTTCAACATCTTGTGGATTTATACACCTTCCGGTTATTTTCCTTCGTCTTGTACCAAAAGTAAACCAAAGCTCAACTGAATAGTAAAGTATTTTATATAACTTTTCAATTTCGTGCTGACCACCATAAAAATCAAAAGTGATTGTTATAGTACGGCTCAAATCCCTTACACTTTCTGTCATTTGTCCTGGTTGTCCGGCAAAGGTTATTGTATTACTTTCCTTAATGGGCAAGCCAAGACCGGTTATATTTTCAATTCGGGCGGTTGAATGATTTCCACCACCCATTTCAAAGCTACCGTATTGATTTTTTATTTCAACTCTCATTTTAATATTTCCCCCTTGCTTCTTCTAAAGCCTGGGCATCTTTAATTGCCTTTAACTGCGATTGTGTGCTCTCACCATTGGATGGCTGAATGTAATATGTAGATGAATAACTGTTACCGCCGCCTCCGTAATTTCCTCCTGCAAAGGATAATCGAGGACTTATCGAAGACAGTGTGTTTGATACTGCGGCTTTTGCTTCGTCAAGAACAATCTGAAGCTTTTCCATAAAACCGCTGCCAAACTGTTGAGCACTATCTGTACCTATTGAAAAGAACTCTTCCGGAACGGTCCCGAATTTTTCCTCAAGGCTTGTTTTTAATTCTGTAAATTCATCATTAACAAAATTGTCTGAGATTTCCGCTGCCAATTCCTGTTGTTCTGCCCATTCTGACATATAGGTAGCAAATTCAGCATTATTTAACTTCAAAAGCTCTTTTATAAATGCCGTTCCCTGACCAACAGATAGTTGACTTATTTCTGACAAGATTCCTGTCGGAATATCTCCACGGCCTTTTAACTGCTCAAGAAGCTTTGCATACTCTCTTAATTCTTCATTTTGAAGGGCAATATCTGATAATTCCGTTACTGTTGGTGTTATATCAACTCCGCCAATTTCAATTGTTGAAAGCTCATATTGACTGAACAAAGAACCATAGGCTTTTAAGGAGCTTTCCATATTTTCTTTTACGCTCTGAACTTCCTCTATGCTCTTTTGAGCAGCTTTAGTCTGTTCTTCTGCGTAATCTTTGAAGCTCTTTAATGCTTTTTCTTCCAGCTCCTCATTAAATTGCTGTATCTGAAGAGTATATTTTTGCCATTCTTCGCTACCTTCCTCAAAATATTTATCACGGAATTTTTCAAGAGCAATATAATATTCCTCATCTGATATTTCACCCATATCGTGATAAAATTGCAAGTCACGAAGTTCTTTTTTATATTGTTCCTCAACTGCAGCACTCCGCTCTTTGGCAGCGGATTTTGTGGATTCAACCATTTTTCCGTTACCATTATCAACTTTTTTTACAGATTGAGATATAAGCTTTTCAATTTCATTGGTGGTTTCTGTCCAACCATCCTTATAAGTTTCTAACTCTTTAGTATATTTGTTTACGGCTTCGTTAGCTTTATCTAAAGCAGTTTTTGCATTAGTGTGATTAGTTGTATTTGCCAGCATTTTAGGAAGTTCCCAAAGACTATACTTTGAGTTAGCATCTCTTGCTGTGTCTTGAAAATTTTTTCGTGCTGTTTTTTGTGCTTCCTTTGCATCAATAAGACTCTTTGCTGTTTCTGTCATCTTTTGCTCATAAGCATTTGCCATAGCCTTTGCAACAGCTAAATCATAATATGCATTAGTCAAACTGTCGACTTCACTTCTTTGAATACTTATTGCACCGTTTTCATTATACATATTTGAAATGATACCAGGAATAATACTGTTAAGCTTATTTGCCGTAATATTAAAATTTTCCTGTGCAATTCGTGCCTCTTCTTCTGAAAGAGTTCCGCTTTTAATCTGGTCTTCTAAATCATATAATGACTTTTTTAAAGTTTGTGCTATTTCTGCTTCAGCAAGTTCTGATGAAACTGTTTTATCAATGGAGCTTATTGCATCTTCATGTGATTTTTTAATATCATTTAAAGAATTGCAAATCTCTTCAGATGCGTTATTGTGAGCAATTCCATAAGCTATAACACCTGCAGTTGCAGCTGCAATTATTCCTATAAGAATTCCAACACCGCCGGACAAAGCATCCTTTGCTGCTTTTAATGCTAAAGTTGCAGCGGTTGTAAGATTAATTTTTCCAGTCAGGACACCAAACGCAAGCTGCAACGGTGTTAATGTTGAGGCAAGAAGAACGCTAACATTTTGATTTAACGCAACTGCAGCGGTATATCCATTTAGTGCCACTTGAGCGGTCGAAAGCCATTTGCTCACATTCTGAATAATACCCAATGCCATTATAGCAGATTTATAGGTAAGAAAGGCAGTTGCACTGGCAATAACTATTGCGTTTAAGTTTTCAAAGTCACCAGTTAATGTTCGTATCAAAGTTAACAACGGTTGTAATACCGGAACAGCTTCCCCTAAGCCTTCAAAGATTGCTGATAATAGCTCCGGTGTCATATCTGCAATGTTTTCTATCAGGGACCCCAGAATAGAAATTACTGAGGGAATTAGCTTTGATATAATTTCCGGCAGTACTGGGATAAGATTGTCAACAATCCCTTCAAGTCCCTCTACAAGCTCGGGAAGTAACTCACCAATATTTTTAAGAATGACCTCTGAAGCATTTGACAATGAATCTGTTACATCTTCAACAGAGCCTGCACCGGACATAAAATTTTTTAATGCTGCCTTTGCTGTATTTAATGACCCTGCAAGAGTTTCATTTTCCCTGGCATAATTTCCTGCAGCATAAGCTGTTTTTTCAAGAAACATTTCCATTGCAAGTCCAACCTTTTGCTGGTTATCCATACTTGCATAGGAAGTATTAATCCCCTTCGCCAGAGCGTAAGCTTCTATTGTTGTGGCATTCATAGCAACTCCCAAATTGTCCATCATTGTGAAGTTGCCCTTTGCAGCTCCGGTAACCGCTTCCATTGCTGCACTGACTTCAATTCCCATAATTGAAGCAACATCAGATGCTCGTTGCATTACATTTGTTGCAAGCTGTGCTGATTCAGGAATTCCAAACCCTGACCCCTGAAGCAATGCACCAATCTTATTTGCATTTGCCAAAAAATCTGAGGCAGATAAACCCATAGTATCGAATGCTTTTTCTGCAGTTGCCTGCATTTCTTGAGCTTTTTCTTTGAATACCTGGGCAGAACCTCCTATGTTCTGCTCAAGCTCTCCGCTAAATTTCAATGCAGCTACAGTTGCAGTTCCTAAAGCTGTTGACGCTGCAACTGCCCCTTTAACCATAATACCTGTACCCTTTTTAGTTAGAGATACAATATTATTAAATGTTTTTTCGTAGCCTCTGGAATCGCCATCAATTTTAATAATTACGCTATCCGCCAACAATCTCACCTCTTTATGTGAAATCACTGGCACTCAATTATATTAATTCCTGGCACTCGATTTTAATTTCAAATATTCTTTTACATTTTGGATTTTTGCACTTAACAAACAATCCTTCGCTTTTTGCATTTTGTCCTTTAAATATAGGCATTTTATATCCACAATGAGGACAAATTATCTTATTATTTTTCTCAATTGTAATCACCTCAAAACATCTGTGCAAGCATTTCATTCATAGCCTGCTCTTTTTCTTCCTCTGTCCGGTTGTCAGGAAGCTTATACATTCGTTTCATTTTTGCATAATACTTCTTTTGTTCTTTGTCCTTTATCTCTGAAAGATTTACAGCACGAAAACCCACAACCTTTATGAATTGTGTATCGTCATTAAGACTATCAAACAACGCTTTAAACTTCCACCAATGCATATTGGTTGTCAACAAATCAATGTTGTATTGTTGCATAAATGCAGAATAAATAAGCTCTGCATCATAATCAAAATCATACTGTCTGTTTTGTTTTTCTCCGTTACCTGTAGAATTAATCTTCTGTGGCGGAGAATAGAAGGACATCAGCTCTGATAACACATCATTAATTGGTGCTTTAGGCAATTCCTCAAAAACCTCATAACAGATATTTGTTAGCATTTTTATCTCATTTTTCTCGTTTAATAAGATTTGCGTAAACTTTAGCCAATGCTTAAAATCAGTTTTTATAGGAAACTGACTATTGTTTACCGTAATATGCTCCGGCAATTTGTCTGTCAAAAGGCTCATCTTCTCTTTTTATGGGTGCGTTTTGCACTATTTACCGCATTTATTCCTGCGGTTACCTTTTCAAGGTCATTTATTATCGGTGATACATTTTGCAGCTTTTCATTTCTTCTTCGTACTGCTTCATCTTCAAGTGTTGCATAATATGCTGATATTGCCATCATTGCACATCGGGACAGCTTGTCAAGATTCGTGCTGTCCTTATCAGGGAACATCTGATGAGCTGCAGCTTCACCGAATAAAATTTCAAGCATTCTTATGTTGTTTTCGTACTCATCATTATTTATAGCATCCTCATCATGACGCTTTATCTCTCTTTCAATTTCCGGCGTTCTTTGAGGTACCTCATATTCAATACCATCAACCTCTAAAATATGATGCTTTTCCTCAAATTCCAAAACGAATTTTTTACTCATAATTTATAACCTCACTTTATACAAATTTAAGGGACGGATTACCGCCCCTTGCTATTGCGGTTTATTCAGATTACTCATCTGCTGCATCTGCACTTTCTGCAAATGTTATAACTTTTACATTTTCAGGATTACCATCTTCAGGCTCTGTTATTGTTGCACTTCCTTTTATTGAAGAGCCGGCAGTTTTAAAAGTTCCGCTGTACTGATAAGCGTCGGTACCGTTACCCTCACTGTCACCGATAACAGCAAATTTTCTTTTAATAGCAGGATAAGAGCCATCAGCATTTTTCTTTGTAAAATCCACATGCACAATGTATCTTTCTGCATCTGTTCCGATTGCCTCGTTATTGAAAAGTTCCACAATATCATCGTGTACAGCATTTCCATCAAGTCTGTCAAGAGTAAATGCCATTGATGGTGAAAATCCTGTAACAGCAGTTGTTTCATGTGCTTCATCCACATACTGAACACTGTGTTCTTTTGGATTTTTACTTGTTGATAATTCCGTAAAACCCTGCATTCTTGTAAAAGCAGGATTTTCTCCGGCTCCTACGCCGTAAAATGATTTTATATCACTTCGGATAACTCTTTTTTCCATATAAATCAATTCCTTTCTGTATATGTTATTTCAAATGGGAAACCATATAAAGCACTGTTATCATAAAAGGCTATCAGAGCCGGCATAACAACACCTTTTGCAAATCCCATTTTTTCTATTGTTGTACCTTCCCCAAAATCGGGATAATTTTTGTTTTCGTCCTGTTCTTTAATCCAGTTCATAAATTTTTGAACAAGCTGTATTTGTTCTACATTTTGTAATGTATTTGAATTTTGAGCAAGCGGCTTAACCTGTCTGATTTCAAATGAAACCTTCCGAAGCTTCCCACCGTCTGCATATTCTTTGATTAACTCTCCGTAAGAAACCGGAAGGAGTGAAGTATTTGTCCCTGTATTGCCCTGGTCTATAAAATTAAAATACATATCACTGCCAACCAAAGGGCAAGTATTAATAAAATCATAAACAGACTCGAAAATATCTTCAGTCATCCAAATGTAACCTCCCACTGTCTATATATTTTTGCATTGAATCAATAAGCTTTGGTTCTTCTGTGGGTTTTGCAGCTTTATCCCAATATCTTGATGCCAAAGGATGTTTGTCTTTTCTAAAATTAAAATCACTCTCATATGCCTTTTTAGAATAAGGAACCACATGTTCACACTCTTTTGGTCGTATTCTGACATTTTCACTTAAAGGGCCAAGATTCTTAGGGACAAATTTTGTATACAACTTATTCCACTCACCAGCTGCAAATCTCCAGAAATCATCATCCTGTATTTTTCTCATATGCTTAGGGATGTTGATTTTTCCTTCAACTGTAATATTAAGTTTCATATATCATCATCCTGTCACTTTATAGTGTGGAGCATAAGGAATAGCAGTATTTTCAGTTATTGTCTTAACTGTAAATGCATTTTCTTTATACTTTTCAAGAAAATCGCTTACCCTTGAGCCTTGAATATCATCTATTTCATCAGATACAATTCCCCTAACAATTACATCACCGACAGAAAACGAAAAATACTCATACAGCTTATCATATTCCCGTTCTGACCATTCCAATGGCATTAGGTATTTGTCGCTTTGCGGTATTCTGCAGATGAAGCTGTTTGTCTGAACAAGAACATTGCCATTTAGATTTTTTGCAATTTCAGTTCCCCAAAAGCATTTTTTTAGTATAGTCTTTTTCCAGACGATAACCGTTCTGTTGGTTTTAGAATCAAGGTGCTTATGTTGACTAAATAATGTGACGCTCTGATTAAAGGTAGGTGGATAATAGCTCATACATTCACCCCACGATACAGAAGCGGTATTCCATCACTGTCAGTTTCTTCATTCAGATATTCAAGTATAATCTGATTGATTTTTTCGTTTGTTTCGGAATCTGAACGCTTTGCAAAACTGACACTTACTCCATCATTATTAAATGATGATGGAGCGTTTTCCTGCATTGCCGCTTCTTCTAAAACCTTTATTATTTGAAAAGCACAGTATTTAATGTTTGGTGTAATCTTCTCAAATTGACTTCGTATTTGCAATTTTATTTTTGCTTCAGCCATCACATTAATCATATCAAAGGCGGCGTCTTTTAATGTACCACCCAAATCCAAATAATCTTCATAAGATAATATCATAAATTTCACCGCCTCTTTTATCCTTTAGTCCATAAATCTCCCCACACAAGATTTCTCATTTTTCTTATTTTTTAACATATGTTCGCACAAATTATTTTTAACTGTTATTTACTTTTTAAAGTAAGCAAGCACAACCTTTGAAAGATTTGTTAAAGCTACTGTGTAAAGCTTATCTGCTGAAATGTTTGTTAAACGCTTTAATGTTACTCTTTCAGTTTCCACATTAGTATCCCTCTTAACATAAACAGTCAATGCAGGAAGTGCGTCCTCATCGGCAATATCTTCATCTATATTGACAATAGGATTGCAATAACATTTTCCTGCACTTATTCCGGAAAGAATTTTCACATAATCTCCGGCTTTTGCATTTACTATATCCTCCAAAACTTCAGACAATAATACTTCGCCTTCAGCTGCATCAGTAGCAACAACAAGCAATGCACCATCATCCTCTGCAACAGCTGGAATATACTGCTCCATAATTTCCTCATTTAAAGGAACTCTCTTTGATACTACAATTCTTGTGTTTGCGATTTTGCCGATTTCACCCTTTATCATTACATTTTGAGGATATTTATCAGCTGAAACAAATTCACTGTCCTTACGGAGCGATGTTAACTGTTTAGGATGTATGAACATAACCTTTTCAGTATTTGTTTCTTCATTGAAACAATCAATCGCATCTACAATTCCTGCATATTTGATTTGTGCAGCAGAACCGTTATATCTTAAAGCAGCACCCAACAATGCATCCATTGCATCTGAATCCACCTTTGCAGCAATTGACTTGGCAATCTGATAATTAGCCTCGCTAACAGGATTGCCATACCCCGAAAGTACTGCCTCATCTGTTAGTGCAACAGCTTTCATAGCCTTTTTAATCTTCACCTTTGTTGTTGATGCTTTTAATGTACTTGTAACTGCAGCTTCACCTTCAGCAACATCAGATGCATCTCCAATGTATTCATACTGCGGTACTGTAATCTCATCACCAGGTACACCGGAGAGAGAATCATCAACCTTTGCAAAAGGTGAAACCTTTATGAGCTTCGGCAATTTTGCCGAAATCATATCCGCCATAACCTGCGGAATAATTAAATCAGTTGTTTTTGTAATTGACATTTTTAATTCCTCCTATTTTTAATTCTGTTCTGTAAGCTTCTGATACTCTTCTGGATTTTCACGAAAAAATTTCGTTCTGCCCTCATATCCAAGCTTGTCAAACTCTTCCTTTGTCATTTTTCCTGATGCTCCTCCGCTGCCTGTAATGATTTTAGGGTCCGGCTCTGCAGATTTAAATGCGTCAGGGTGTCCCGACTTTAATTCTTTGAGAAAATCATCAATTCCTGCAATCGTTCCGTCCTCTGACAGGTCCGGATGCTTCTCCTTGAGCTTTGCAAATGCAGCTTCTCTTGCAAGCTTTGAAGAAAACTCCAATCCATTTAAAACTGCATTTGCTGCATTTGCATACTTTAATGCGTTCAGTTCTCCGGATAATGTCTGCTTTTCATTCTCGTAAGTAGCTTCATTATCCTTAATTGTCTTGTTAAGATTTTTAACATCTGTTGCTCTGTCCGCCTTCTCGGTTTCCAGTGCTTTTGTCAGCTCTTTGGTGTCTTCGTCTGCCATACCGATTATTTTATCGGCAAGCTCTTCGCTGATACCTAAAGCTGTAATATCTTCCTTTTTCATTCTGAAGATACCTCCTTTTCTTATATGATACAAAAATTTTATCACAATTTATATGGTAAGTCTTGCAAAGTGCTTTGGAGAGATTTTTTATTGGATTTGCAATTTTATAACATTTAATCTATAAACTTGTTTTATTATCCGTGTTAGATTAGTGTTAGATTGCGTTATATCGTGTTAGATTTTAAAAAGCGATTACTTTTATATCTTTTCAGTAAAAATCGTTTACAGCTCAATTTTGAGCAAAATAAAAATACTGCCTACAGTTTTCACTATAAGCAGTATTGCAATAATTATTTTTTATATTTCTATAATGTCAATCTCTTCAGATATTTCATTAAGACTTTTTCCTACAAAAAATGTAGTATTCATTACATCTTCTATACTATGTACAGTCAGGCTCTCGTCTTTACACCACAACTCGTATTCATCTTCACTATATGGGTCAACTCCACAATTTATTCCATTATACTCAAAAACAAAGGTTGCTGCAATTTCTTGTAATCTGTTTTTTATATCCTTGCTTTTCATAAAATATCACCGTTTTCCTTTCTTTCTTCTTCTGTCAACTCTCTTGGATTACCACGATGCAACTTACCATTCTCATCCCAAGTGTAATCATGTGCATGTTCTCCGTTTTTACCAAATGGATGTTTTCCTGAATTGCCATGGTCATTATTGCTTATCTGTTTTTTCTGCAATCCATTTTCGTCATAGAAATTTCTTGTTACACCGCCTTTTTTTGTTATAACTTCTTCAATGCTATTAGGTTCTCCTTTGGTGTTACTTCTGGTTGATTTGATTATACCACCGTTAGATTTTCCTGTCAAACCCTTTTTGTTAGCCCAAACAGCTTTTTGAGAAACCTGTTTACTCCAGTTTTTAATACCATTTTCTGTATTAGCAGCAAATACCTGTTCTCTAAATCTGTCACGCTGAAGTCCGGTCTGCTTGCAGAAATCATTAAGCTTTTGTTCATTTTTCTTTAATTTCATACTTATCCGATTAAACTTTGCTCTAATTTCCGGATTTTCACCATTCTTCAGAGCTTCATCATAACCCACAAGCTCACGCTTTTGTTTTCTGATAATTCGTTCTCCGGCTCTCTGCTTTTCCTGTGCTTTCCATAAAGGCATTTCCTCACCGTTATATGTAACTGTCATACTATTTATCTTGTCAAGCTCTTCATCAGAGTACGCTCTATGTGATATACCCTCAATAAACGGCCGCCAGTTATGGCTGCAGTTTGCACCAAATATTCCTGTAACCTCACCATATCCAATGTCTGATAATGATAAATAACCGCTTTTGCCTGAAAGTGAAACAAGTCGACCTTGCCATTTTGCATGTTCTGGTCTTGCGGATGCTGTTACCGTTATTTCCATTATGTCGGTACCACAAATATCCGCTGCCATTAATCTTTGCTCTGCAATGGTCTGATTAATACCTGTCATAACTGCAGAACGGATACCGGAATCAAGCTGTCTGCTTATTCCGCTTCGATATTCAATAGTTGTCGCCCCTCGCTGTGAAGCGTGCTTGACGGCATTAGCAATAGCCTGTTGATATGTAAAAACACCTGTTAGTATCTGATTATGTGCAAGGTCACAAGCTTCAATGAACAGAACCTCTGCAGCAGATGCTGTAGTTTTAGTAAGATTAATTGCCGTAGTTGTTGATTTTCTCAACGCTGCAGCATAAATCTTTTTCATTTGAGGAGAATATTTTTTTAATTTTTCATTATCAATTCTTTCACTAACGGCATCGTCAAAGTCAAATCCGGTTTCATTTACTCCTGCAGCTTCAAAAGCTTTTTTAATTTCACTCTCAAGCTTTCCTTGTGAATCGGCAACAGCTTTTACAATGTTCTCATATAATACTCCGGCTTCCTGTCCTTTAGCAATCTGCCATGCTGCCGTATCTGTAATTGTCATATCGGTCTTTAAAAGCCGATTAACAATTTCTCTTATTATACTTTCTTCTAACTGCTTATGAGCCGTGACAACATCAAAGGGATTTTTGAAATTATCCATTTTGTATCACCTGTGTTATTCTTCATAAATCTCTTCCGGCGAAGGACACATCTTTTTTGCAGTTTCTTCATCTTCGCCAAAATACCAGGCACGCATTTCCCAGGGCTGTATAATATTTGAGGTAAGTAAGCTCATCCGCTCCTGATATTCCTTTGCTCTGTCAGCTAAAATACTGTCATTCCATTCAGTAGTTATATAATATTCGCCTTTAGGGGCAAGCCCTGCAAGAGTACACCATACATTCATTGAATACGCAACATCAGATAAGCATTTCCCCAAAGCTGTCTGAATATCACAAACTACTGCGTAGCTCCTTTGTTTAGATGAGCGTATTTCCTCAGCTGTTTTGTCTGCATTCTGGACATTGGAAAGAGTTCCGTAAGCCAAAGAACAATTGAATTCTATTTTTCTTAAGATTTCATCAAGTCCGGCTCTTAATTCCGCTTGTCTGATTGTGGGTGAAAAATCTTTAAAGAAATCTTCCTTTCCGGTATCTATAACTCTGTAAAGTTTATCTTGATTTCTGGGCAATTCATACTTTCCCTCATTATTACGCTTTATTGCCAGTCCATCAACATAAAGTGCTCTTTCTGCAGATTTGAATTCCCACAAAAGTCTGTTATACTGTTCATCGGCATCGCAAATTAAATCACAAGCTTTTTCAAAAACACTTATTCCCAATGGTGAGTTTTTATCTACAGTATTGGCAAACGGCATTTTAAAGTATGTAAATAGAGGGCGGTCAATATTGGTTATAACAGCCTCATCAGGAAGCTTGGACCATTCCGCGACATTCTTCTGATTAATTCTTTTACCAATATCAAATTTATTTGATGAAACAAAAACAAAATTTTTTATTTTTTCCTGACCATACGAATAATCGTGTAATTCAAGCTTTGTAGCTGTCTTGCAAAGCACTTTGGAGAAATTAATAAATATCGAATATCGATATTTGATTTTTGTCCGGTTCGGCTCTTTTTCGCTTTATTTCCTGACTTCCTATTATGTATCTTATCCCTTCCTCGC